TTTCCCAGTCTTTTCTTTCTTTAAAAAGTTGACCAGTTTCTTTGTGTCTATAAGTAGTTTCTACTTTAGCGTTTTTTATTTCCATTAGTCTATTTTCTCCTTTAATATATTAAGATAACTAATACCAAACACTACACCATCAGATACGGTGCCAGCTGTAGTATAAGATAATACAGTTCCACCTTCTACAATTAAAGGTAAAGTTAATATTTCTACACTCGTAGCAGCTACTAATGTTTGTGTATTTACTATCTCAAATGCATTGTTTTTAATAGTTACCGTAGGTGTATTAGAACCTGATTTATTAGTAACTCTTAAAGATTTTACTATAATAGTTTCATTAACAGCTGGTGATAACATGTTTACAGTTTCTGCAGCTGTCGTTGTTTTACCGTAAAATCTATATTGGTTTACTACTGCCATTATTCTAAAAAGAAACTTTTAGCTTCTATCTCCTGTTTTACTTCGTCTTGAAATGTACTATTTAATTTTGTAATTACAGAGTCAAGATCCCTGACCAAAGATTGTATATTTCTTTGGCTGTATTCTGGTTCTGCTCTAGTTAATGATTCTACTATCTTTGCCATTATAAAATACTTGCTAGTCCTCCATAAGCAAACGAACCCATTGAATCTGATCCACCTTTATCTGCTGCACCCATACCATAACCTGCACCAGATGGTCCATCCATAAAACCACTATCCTGAGCAAAATCCGATTGATAGCCACCTCTACCTGCCGCTTTGTTTTCTGCTGCTCTTGCAGCTGTAGCCGCTTGTTGTGCTTGTTCAAGAGCTTGTGCTTCTGCTTTTTTTTGTTCTCTATAAGCTGTGCCCATCATAGAAAAAGGTCCGAAAAAAGAACTAAGACCAATTTTAGCAAGTGCTGCTTTATTAAATGTTGGATTATTCATATTATCTATTGCTTCTTGTTCTTCCTCGGTCATATTCATTGAAGGATCGTTGCCTTCTAAACCAAAACCAAAATCATCTGAAGTTGTGCTTTGATCTATAGATTCAGTAACATCAAAGCCCCCTCCACCTCCACCTTGATTAATTGGTGGATAAATATATGGAACTGGTGCTTGAGACATTATTCCAGAGTTAGATAAATTATTAAAATCTAATCTATTAACTTGATTATTATTACCTAAATTTAATCTGTATTGTTCTTGAGGTAGATATTGAAAATCTTCATACAGTTTTTGGTCTGCTTCATTATAAAAACCTGGTCCTATTGCCATTATCTCCTACCTCCTGGTGCAATGTCTAATCTAAATGTACCAAGTTTCCAATCTTCATTAGTTGTAGTGTTGGCAACTTTAATAGCAATAGATCTAGCTCTAAGTCGTGTATCTTTTTTAGTTGTAGTGGAACTTACATCAAAGTTTGTTGTAGTTGCAGAACTATTTGGATAATTTCTTGTTACAAAACTAACTCTAGTATTACCTGTCTGCGAAATAAAATCTGGTATAAATCTTTGTATTCTCATAATAAACTCACCATCTCCTCTAAGGTCTGGCATACCTACGGTCGCTCCAGTATTACTTCTTCTTTGTGTAATGTCAAAGTCACCAGATGTAATAGTTCCAATAACAGCAGTTACGATACCACCAGAATTAATTTGATCGGTCCCTGTTTCCTGCTCATAGTATATAGTAATACCATCAGTATTTCCAATACATTCAGTAGAGGCGTTATCTGTTGAATCATAAAATGTTGCATGTGGTTTATCAAATACAGCAGAATCTTGCCACGCTGTTCGAGGTAAAGTACCGGTTGTCCATATAGGACGTTTAGGACTAGAGTCTAAATAATTATATGTAACAACCCTGTTTACTGAATCTGATGCAGACGTACAATAAAACCAATTTATTTCACCAAACAAATTATTTAAACCTGCATTAATAAGATCTCTAGATACAGCATTAATATCATCATAAACATGGTCTTCAACAAGACAAGGCATGGATTTTAATTGACCATCATAAGTAAAGAACCCATTCTCAGACATCCAATATGCAGAACCATCAACTTCTATACATGCATTTTTACCAAACAATCCACAGTTAGTTCCAACTTGTTCGAATGAAAAGGTAAATGGTTGTCCTACAAACTTCATAAGAAATAATGCGGTATCGGTCCAAACATAAATTGCATCTCTACCTTTAATCGCTCCCATAATTTTAGAACCATCGGCAAGTCGTTGTGTACCTGCGGTATTGTTTGCTTTAACTGTGTAAGAATCTGTTTGATCAATACTTTCTTGAGAAGAAAACCTTATAAACATATCATCTTGAGTAGCAGTATTACCTACTGTAGTTTCTGTACCAAAAAATACTAAGTGTCTATCTGGCGTAGATACTAATACGTGACGTGATGCTGTTGGTGCGTTTGGTAATAATGTTGCTCTTACAGACGTAGCACTTGCAGCAGCTGCGTCCCATTCAAAACATTGACCATTATATATGAGCGCAATTAATTTTGTACCATAGTTATCAAGAATCCATAGACCAGGATCAATAGTAAAGTCAGCGTTAGACGGGTCACCCCATGCAACATAATCTGATATGTTTAAAACACTTGCTCCACCACTATGTGTTGCTTTTGTTGTTCCGTTAACTCCTCTTGCTCCTCCGCTTAAAGTATTTGTAGAGGTATTGTTACTTGTAAAACTTATATCTTCTGTACCAATTCTAATTTCTCCTGATGATGGAAAAGCTGCCGTGTTTGCTAATACAATAGTTGTAGTAACGGTATCTGTTATAGCAGTTGACAATGTAGTTGTAGCCGCTCCTAAAGCTGTTCCGCCGTATAGACCTGTACCCCAACCAAAACCTCCAAGTTGTTGTGCGGGTCCTACGCTATAATAACATAATACAGACGTAGATCCTGCCGTGCTCATAGGTGTTCCTGTTTCATCAGCAGTCATTGTAATAGTAAAAGTTGTAGTTGTAGGTATGGAAGTTACCATAAATTTTTTGTCTTCAAAATCAGCAGCAGTAAAACTTGATGATGCAGGAATACTAGCTACACTGTCAAGAAGTACAATATCTTTTTCTGCTAATCCATGCGTACCAGTACAAGTAATAGTAATTACGCTTTCATTTAATGTGCTTGTAAAATTAGCACTTGTTAATGTTACTCGAATAGGATGTATGTCATAATATATACCTCCAGAGTACGCATATAAAATTCTATTAGTTCCTATAGCTGCATATTTAATACCAGCATTGTCGTCCCAATGATGAATAGCTCTTGCTGCACCAGTAAGTTTATCTTCTCCTAACTGTTGCCAGCCACCTATTTTTTCTGGAGTGCCGTATCTAAATCTAACATTGTCACCATCAAACCATTGTCCCTCGGCCCCGGTCTCTGTGACTTGTTTATTAAATCCCGGTGCAAATCCTAATTTTTGTAACATATAAAAAACCTGTTTTATAGTTGTTATAGCAGATTATTGGTGATTTCAATAGATTTAAAGCAGAGGGAATCAGTGGTGGATCATCCCCCTGCAAGCCTAATGTATAGACTATTTTTTTAATTTTGTCAACTTAACGCCTTTAAACCAAGATGGTAATCCTAAGAAAGGTCTTTTATCTAAATAATTTTCTTTAGCTGTTTTAGAATTAGCTTTGTTATAATGTAAAAATACTTGACCACAATCTTTACCTTTAAATTCTTCTCGCCAATGTTCAAGATCACAACCAGAATATATTAACATGTCACCTGGTTTAAGATCTATTTTAATACCAGCTTGACCTTCTTTACCTGTTGGGTCTAAGTATATTGGCCATGGGTCACCGCCTAAATTTAATGTTGTAGATATTTCACATGAGTATCTATCTTTATGTCTAGCTAGTACATCACCTTGTTTATATATTCTTGAATAGGAATATGTAGGACTTAATTTAATACCAGTATGTTTTTCCATAACAGGTTTTACTTCCATTAATAATGTTTCCATTGCAATGTCACTATAATGTGAATAAGTATTTGGCACTTGTGAATCATGCCATATGCCAAAGTATGTTGTAAATGGAGATATATATTTTTGATCAAATAAAAATCTTGCAACGTCTCTTTTATTTAAAAAATATTTATAAACAAACTCTGCTAGCTCTGGTGAAATAGCTTGTTTTAATACTGTGTATTTATTTTTTTTAAACGACATTTAACACTCCTTTTGGTATTGCTTGGCAGTTCCAATGTATAAATCTAAATGGATTATAACCCATATCAACAATGTACTGATGAGGTAGATAAGATGGAAAAAACATCATTCTACCCGGTTTAACTTTGTAATTAATTTGTGATGATGCATAAGTTACTTTTGTTTTATCTTTTTCTGGTAACAAATTCATAACATTACCTGGTCTTGGATCTTCAAACATAGGTAATGATGTAGTCTCATCTGCTTTTAAAAAATAAAAACCTGATATGTGACCATTCCAATGTGTATGCAATGTGTGGTGTCCACCACCTTTTTTAGCAAACTCTTGTACCCATAATTCTGTAGTAAACATTTGATGACCAGACATATCAAAACCCATTTCACCTAATAAGTTGTGTGCTGTTGCACCTATATAATCTTGTAATTGTTTAAAATTAGGATCACCTATTAATGATGTTGAATGGAATACATGACCCATGTCACCTTTATCACCAAATTTTTTATTACGTTTATCAATATCCGGTTTCAATAGTTTTTTTGATGCTTCAATATATTTATCCGATGCTTTGTTTAAACTATCTACAAACTTAGGTTCATCTGCAAACCAAATAGGACATTTAAAAAATTCTTCTAATTGTAATTGTTTTGGATAACCTATAACTTCTTTTTTTACTTTTTGTTTTTTAGCTTTAGCTTTTTTCTTTTTCATATTTCTCCTTTATTGAAATGGATATCCTAAGTTCCATATTACTAAACTGTTTCTTTCTCCACTTTTAACAGGACATACTCTATGCCATACAAATGAAGGAAA